CCGCCCAGGCGGCCCAGGACGCGCCGGAAGCGGTGGCGGGTATGGATACCGCCACGGCGGCGGAAGCGCCCCAGGACAAGCCCGCAGACGCGCACAGCATGAACTATGTGCATACCTTCAACCCGCCCGTTGAGATCACGGGGACGCAGTACAAAAGCCTGACCTTCTACTTTGAACGCCTGACCGGGGAAGACGTGGAGGCGGTGGAACTGGAATTGCAGCAGCGCAACATTATTGTGCTGGACGCAACCGTATCCAGCGCGTTCCAGTGCGGCATTGCGGCCCGTGCGTCCGGGATCGGCGCGGATGAAATTGCACGCCTGCCCTTGCGGCATTATCTCAAGATCAAGAACGCCGCGAGGGATTTTTTAGTGGCTGTGGGATACTAAAAATTGAGTATCCCGGCAACTGGTTCCGAAAACAGTCATACAGGCTTGCGCGGCTGACATATGCCGATCCGTTTAAGTGGATGGCCTTGCCGCTTCATGAATTTTTCGCCTGGATAGAAAGCATAAACGAAGTGGAGGAAGAAGACAAGGCCGCCCGGAAGGACAAGTAAGGGGGGCGGGAAGTAATTGGCAGGGGCGCAAAAAAACTTTGAACTTCTGTTCAAGCTGACTGCTTCCCTGGGAGGAAATTTCCATAGCACCTTCAACGCCGCCGTGCAGGCGCAAAAGCGGCTGTCTGACAGCGTTAAAAACGTCAATGCCCTGCAATCGAAGATAGACGGCTACAACAAAGCAAACGCTGCCATTCAACAGAACCAGCAGAAATTGCAGCGCCTGACGGCGGAACATGACCGCTTGCAATCCGAACTGGCCCAGACGGCCCAAAAGAAGCGCGATCTTCAACGGGCCATGGAAACCGCAGAAGCGGAAGGGAACATAGAGGAATACAAGCGGCTACAGAAGGAACTTTCCGAAACCAACAAGGAATACAGCAGGCTAAACGAGAAGTACAAAGCGAATCAAAACCAGATACAACAAGCTACTGCCAAAATCGAAGAACAGCAAAGATCCCTTGAAGAACTGGCCCAGGAGTTGCGGGAAGCCGGACTAAACACGGATGATCTGGAACGCGCAAACGAACGGCTGAAAAATTCCTATGAACGCTTGCAAGCGTCCCAGGAGCGATTAAAAAACCTTAACCAGCAGCAGGAAAAGATCAAGCAAAATATTTCTGCAACTAAAACGGAAATACTGGGCACGGTTGGAGCCTATACCGCAGTTGCGGCGGCGATCTACGCCGGGCCAGTCCAGGCGGCCCAGAAATACGAAACGGCGCTGGCAAAGGTGAACACCATAGCGGATACCACGCAAGTTCCGCTTGAAAAAATTTCGCAAGAGGTTATGGCCTTGTCCAATAAAACGGGCGTGGCGGCCAACGCCCTTGCGGAAGACGTTTACAATGCTATTTCCGCCGGGCAGAAAACCGGGGATGCCGTCAACTTTGTTTCGTACAGTACGAAACTGGCAAAGGCGGGATTTGCGGAAACGTCACAGACGCTTGACGTATTAACCACCATTCTAAACGCTTATGGAATGAGCGCAGACAAGGTGGGAACCGTCAGCGATATGCTGATCCAGATCCAGAACAAGGGCAAAGTGAGCGTTGGGGAATTATCGTCCGTTATGGGCAAGATTATCCCCACGGCAAACGCCTATAATGTTTCGCTGGAACAGCTGGGCGCTACTTATGCCATTATGACTTCCAAAGGAATTGCCGCCGCCGAAACAACCACCTATGCCAACTCCATGCTGAATGAGTTAGGCAAGAGTGGAAGCACAGCGGACAAGATTCTGCGGAAGGTTGCGGGCGGCGGTTTTTCCGATCTGATGGCAAACGGATCAAGCCTTGCGGAAGTGCTGAATACCCTACAGACGGAAGCACAAAAGAGCGGGAAAACCATAGCTGATATGTTCGGAAGCGCGGAAGCGGGAAAAGCGGCTATGTCCATCCTGTCAAACGGGGTGGACGGCTTCAACGCCAGCGTGGAAGAAATGATCAAAAGCACGGGCGCGACAGAAACCGCGTTCGGTATAATGGCAGACACCACGGAAAACAAGATGGCGAAGGCCAAGAACAGCATAAACAACCTGCAAATTGTGCTGGGCCAGAACCTTTTGCCGATTGTTGGCAACGTGGCGGACAAAGTGGCCGGAGTGGTCACGAAAGTTTCAGAATTTGCCCAGGCAAACCCGCAGCTGGTGCAAACCGTCCTAAAGGTGGTTGGAGCGCTGGCCGCGCTGAAGCTGGGCGGACTGGGGCTAAAGCTGGGCTTCCAGGAAATGAGCCTGGGAGTGAATACAGCAAAAATTGTACTGGAAACACTACGCAGCAAATTCCTGATCCTGCAAGCCGGGAGCATTGGCCTGATCGGCAGATTAAAAAATCTGGGGAAATCGCTTACAACGCTGGGGGGCATAAAAAACCTTCTGGGCGGGATGGGCGGAATAGCTGGGAAAATACTGCCTATAGTGGCCGTGGTTACGGCGGTTATTACCGCTGTGCAGCTTCTGCGGAAGAACTTTGACAAGGTACGGGAAGCGGTAGGCCGGATTTTCGGGGACAAGGGCCTTGAAATCTTTGACAAGATCGTTGCAGCCGTTACGGCGGCAGGGGACGCGATAAAGAACGTATTTTCCGGCGGGAACATGGACGCGGCCCGCCAGAAGATAGAAAGCATTTTCGGGACGAAGGGAACGGCGGTTTTTGACGGCTTCATAAGGGCCGCCCAGACCGTAGGAAGCGCGATCGGGAGCCTGGTGGGCTTCATCACGGAACACGTTGTGCCGGTGGCGGAACAAGTGCTGGGCGTGATCGTGTCCGATGTGATACCGGGGATTGTCAGCGGCATACAGCAGGCCGCCCCGGTCATTATGCAGATCGTGCAGTCCATAGCGGGATTTATAGCCGGAATTATTCCGGTTATTGGCGGATTCATTGCCGGGATCATGCCCGTTATCAGCGAAATCATAACGTTTGTACAAACGAACGTTTTGCCCATTGTCCAGCAGATTTTCAGTTTTATTGTTTCGACCGTCCTTCCGGCAATCGCAAGCGGCGTTCAATTTCTGGCAACCACCATTACGGCAGTGCTGTCCGCCGTGCTTCCCGTGGTGCAAACCGTATTTACAACCATCTGGAATATCATACAGCCGATCATGCAGCAGATACTTTCTGTAGTTCAAGCTGTCTTGCCGTCTGTGCTGGCACAGTTCCAGAACGTATTTAGCACCATAGGCAGCATTGTAAGCGGCCTTGCTTCTGTTTTGTCCGGCCTGATCCAGTTTATCACGGGCGTTTTTTCCGGCAACTGGGCGCAAGCCTGGGAGGGGATCAAAAGCGTATTTTCCGGCGTATGGGAGGCCCTGACGGGCATAGCAAAGGGCGTTATAAACGGCATAATCAACGTGATCAACGGCGCTATTTCTGGCCTTAACAGTATCAAGATCCCGGATTGGGTGCCAGTTGTCGGCGGAAAGGGCGTAAACATCCCGACAATACCAACGTTTGCGCGGGGCACGGCCAGAACGCCCAGCACATTTATAGCGGGTGAGAAGGGGCCGGAACTGATCACCAACGCGCCCGGCATGACCGTATACACGGCGGAGCGGACGCAAAAGATCCTGGAAACCAGCAACCGGGCCGCCGCAGCGGTAAAGGCCGCGCCAGCGGCGGTGCAGGTGGGCGGCTACGGGGGGAACCCCGTGGCAGAAGTGAAGACCGCGCCGGAAGTCACACGGAACCCCAGCAGCGGCGGCGGTACGCAGAACATAACCGTAAACAATTCCCCCACGATCGTTGTGAATGGGGACAAGCCGGACGATCTGGAACAGAAGCTGGAAGCAAACAACCAGAAGCTGATCCGGGAAATCCGAGAAATGCAGCGGCAGGATGCGGAAGACGAAAGAAGGGTGGTTTATGAGTAAGACATACAGAACCATTCAAGGCGATATGTGGGACAAGATCGCCTATGAGCAAATGGGGAGCGTCTTATACACGGATCAGCTGATTAAGGCAAACGCCGATCATGCCGCTATTGTAATCTTCCCCGCCGGGGTGGTTCTGACCATCCCGGCGGCGGAAGATCCCGTAGATGTGCAGTTACCGCCGTGGAAAAGGGGGATTCTTGAATGAGCATTGCGCGGCGGGTTGAATTGCGGGTTGTGGCGATCGGCGGGGCGTTGCCGGAAGACCTGACAGACCGCCTTTTGTCCGCAGCCTACACGGACAACGAAGAAGACGCGGCGGACGATTTTCAGCTATCCTACAGCAACGATTTTGTAACGCCCGGCGCGAACGAAAGATGGCTGGAAGTGAAAGCAACGGTTGCGCCGCCGGAAACGGGGAAGCTGGTACAGCGAGAAATAGCGCCAACAGAAACCATTGACTATATCGTGCAGCGCGGGGACACACTTTCCGGCATAGCAGCAAAGTACCTGGGCAGCGCGTCAAAGTATACGCAGATCGTGCAGGAAAACGGGATCAAGAACCCGGATTTAATTTACCCTGGGCAAGTGTTCAAGATCACAACCGGGGGACAAGCCACGTCAACGCCTACAGAAGCCATACAGGCCGTGCAGGCGGCGGGGGGTACAGATACACAGGGTGGAGCCGGAAACGCCGCCAGCGGCGGCGGAAACGGCGCGGGGAGCGCCCCGGCGGCCACGTCCGTTAAAATGGTGCAGGTAGTGCTTGCACAACTGGACTGGAACGGCAGCGGGCGTTCCGGCGTGCTGAACTGCGGCACGTTCGAGATCGACAGCGCCAGCCTTGCCGGGCCGCCGATGAAGACCACGCTAAGCGGAACTTCCATTCCGTACACGTCCACGTTGCGGATGCAAAAAAAGTGCCGCAGCTGGGAGAACACGACACTACAGGCGATCGGCGGCCAGATTGCCGGGGAAGCGGGAATGCAACTGATGTATTTATGCGCCGATAACCCAAAATACGCCAAAAAAGAACAGGTACAGCAATCGGACATACGATTTTTGCAGACGCTTTGCCACGCAGAAGGGAAAGCGCTGAAAATCACGGAATTAGCCGTGGTTATATTCGACAAGCAGGACTATGACGGGAAACCGCCGATCAAAACAATTACTTATGGAAGTAGCGATATTCTTTCTTTCCGGCTGTCTACGAATATGAAGGATACGGCATACACCAGCTGTCACGTCAGTTATTCCGATTCCGAAAAGAAAGAAACAATAGAATACACGTTCACGCCGGACAGCAGCGCGGGAACGGGGCAAGTGCTGGAAATCAATGAAAAGGTTGCAGACACGGCGGAAGC